ACAGATGGGTAATAAACGTGCTCTCGGATATAAGCATGCACCAGAGGACGTTGAAAGGATGCGCCAGTCCAAGCAGGGTAAGAAGAATACGCTCGAACACAATGAGAACATACGTCTAGCCCGCATTGGTCTAAAGTTCTCTCCTGAGCATCGGGAGAATATACGCCGCGCTCGCAGTGACCAGAAACCACCTTTTCTCGGGCGCAAACATACCCCTGAAACCCGTGAGAAGTTAAGGCAATCTCTACTTGAAAGACAAAGAGATGAGAAAGGTAGGCTCACATGATAGCACCAAAGATAAAGAAGAGCATTGAATATAAGGCGATTGGCAGTGAGATTAAGGCGACGAGCGAAGGAATAGTTGAGGGTTATCTTAATCGAACAGGGATAATCGATAGCGGCGGTGATAAATCACTCCCTGGCTGTTTTAAGAAAACACTTGCAGATAGCTATGCGAGAAAAGCTCAGCAATCACTCGACTACCTTTGGCCTTTTTTATACAATCACTCATACGCAGAATTGCCCGTGGGAGGCATTTTTTACGGCGAAGAGGATAGAAAAGGCCTTTTCATAAAAGTTCAGATGAACATGGATATCCAATCGGGACGGGAAGTATTTGCCAGTTTCAAAAATGGCACGCTTTCTAAATTCAGTATGGGGTACAAAACTGTTTTAAGTGACTGGGAAAAATTTGAGGGACAGGCTATCCGATTGCTGAAGGAAGTCGCGGTGATGGAGGGTTCATGTGTTGTTTTCCCCATGAATGACGAAAGCATCGCCACGGCAGTTAAGAACAATAGGAGGTATTTCATTATGAATACCAAAGGAACTACAATGGACATTCATTCCAAGGACTACGCAGAAAGCCTGATGCAGACCAATCAATCGGACTGGATAAGCGACCTGTGGAACCTGTGGTATCCCCTGCGTAACGAAATCTTGACGGCATTCCAGACAGGCGACACCATCGAGCAGGACGTGCAAAGTGCGCTCGCGCAGTTCGCGCCCGCTGTGCTTGCCTATGTGCAGCATGGGATTGAACTGAATATGACCGATTGCTTGCAACCATCCGACGATGGCGATAGCGGCTCCATGCCCATGATGATGTCAAGTGACGACAACCCTGAGACCAAAGACGTGAAGCTCCTCTCAGCAGCCAGCCATGCCAAGATGATGAAGGCGGTTGGTGGCCTGGAAGGCCACGTGAAAGAGTTGAAGAGCGAACTTTCGCGGCAAAGGGCCAATGCCCTGCAAGGATATCAGGTCTATTCAGGCAAGGAGCCGCCAGAGCAGAAAGAAGACGATGATCAGGAAGAGGATGAGACTGAGCAGAAACAAGAGGTTGTCGAGGATATCCATAGCGTGCTGCATGATCTCACGCTGCTGCTGAGTGCTGACAACGCTAATCGTGGCGTGTAGTTTCCACATATGTTATACTACGAGTAACAACTCAGTGGGCCGTCACCTGACACCCACGCAATAATGAACCGAACCGATGAAGCCGGGACTTCGAGCACCCACTTCTGGATTGACAGTCATTCTGTCCAGAAGTGGAAGCTACAAAACAAGAACCTCCTTTCTGGACAACCAGAAACGGAGGCTTTTTTATGAACGAGGAAGTGAAAGAGCTTGTAGAGCAAATTCACAAACTGAACAAACACCTCGACGAGCGCGTCAAAGATATGGAAGATCGGCAAGCCAAGACCGAGACGAAGATCAGCCAGGGCGGGCCGGTCGCCGCTGAAGCACGCGCTGAACTCAACAAGATCAACGAGAAGATCAGCGGCGAGATCAAGGCGTACCGCCAACTTGTGCTAGAGCAAAAAGAAGCGATGCTTGCCATGCAGCGCCCGCCTCCCACGAACGGGTATCGCGGCTCTTCATCTGGCTCCTGGAAGCCAGCCGCTACCAAAGCCATTGAAAAATGGTTTCGCAAAGGTGGCGACGTCACCGCCCTTACGCACGAGGAACGCTCTTACATCGACTTCAACCACATGAACTACGACATGTATACCCCCGAGCAAAAAGTCATGGTGAGCGCAGCCGCTGACCTGGGTGGTTTCTTCGCAGGAACCGATTTCTCGGATAAGTTCATTCAGAAGTTGTTCCTGATATCACCCTTACGCGCCTACGCCGATACGCAAACCATCGGCGGCGAGAAGTTGATCATCCCGTCAGAGGGTGCAACGGATACCAACATCTTCTGGTCGGACGAACAAACCGGCTATCAGGCATCGCCCGACCCGAACCTGGGCATGATCGAGATATTCGCGCGTGAGTTGAACGGCTACATTAAGATTTCCAGGCAGAACCTGGAAGACTCGGTGTTCGACGTGGAAAGCTACCTGCTGAAGCGTCTCACTCGCCAATTCGCGCAAAAAGAGGGCGTAGCGTTCATCTCAGGCAACGGTGTGGCACGTCCTGAAGGCATCCTGACCGTTGCAGCCATCACCAGTCCCGTTGCTGGCGGCATGAACCAGTTTGTCGGAACTGACACCTCAACCCACAAACTCTTGCCATCCGACCTGATCTCCCTCATGCACGCCGGGAAATCAGGCTACCGCGCCACTGGCACCTGGCTGATGTCTAACTCCACCATTGGTATATGCAGGCTCTTTGCTGACACCACGACCCGCCCGATCTGGACGATGTTCGGGGATGTCTTCTCCGAGACTCTGTTCGGTCGGCCCATCGTTGAAATGCCGGACATGCCAAATCAGGCTGGTACGTTCCCCGCGTTTACTGCTGGCCAGTTCCCTGTCATCTTCGGTGATATCGGGCAAGGCTACCAGATCGTTGATCGTGTCGGATTGACGTTCCAAACCCTCAAAGAACTGTATGCCATTCAGAATCAGGTGGCCTTCTTAGCGCGTCAACGTGTCGGCGGCAAGGTGGTCCTGCCTGAAGCAATCTCAGTCTTGAAGATGGGCTAGTTCACACAAGAGAGGAGATACATCCATGGTATTAGATGCAAACGGGCTACCCATTGAAGAGGCAGCACCTACCCCAGAAGAAACGCCCGATCAAGGAACGACAAGACGGGGACGGCGCAAAGCCCCAGAGGTCGTGGTGCTAGAGGGCAATTGCGGCGGCGAGCTTGAGATGCTTCCCGATATTGAGGGAACGATCTATCACGAATACACATGCAAGGTCTGCGGGCAACTCGTGCATGTTGGGCTGGAAGACCTGGAAGCCAACGGCCTGCCGACACAACACCACAAACGTGAGGAGGAGAACACATGAGTTCGTATGGAGTTATCGGGAAAAACCCACTCAAATATAGCTGGCCCATTCAGATGCTAGTACCGGCGGTCTATAAGACCACGCAGACAACAGCCGTGATTGACCGTTACCGCGCTGGCGGCTATGCATCGCTCACGCTAGTCTTGCTGCCTGGACTGTGGACGGACGGCTCGCACACGTTCGCCATTCAAGAGAGTGATGACAACTTCACCACCAATAACGCGGTGGCGGTTGCCGATATGCTCTACGACGGCAACGCTGACGCAATCAATGGCACGTTTACAGGCATTACCGCCGCCACAAGCACGGTGCAGCGCATCGACTACATCGGGCGCAAACGCTACGTACGTATCGTGACCACCGAGAGTGGCGCCACAGGCGCGGCCTTTGGTATTCTGGCTATCCTGAGTTCGCCGGTTGTCTTCCCGGCTGCATAGGGAGTTGAGGCATGGCAAATCTTGGAGAACTCACCGTCAAAATTAATGCTGAAATGACGGAAACGAGCAAGGAACTACTCAGGAATGAACTGCTCAAAATCCTGAGCGAGCCTGCTGTAGTGAAAGAGCTTTTGAACCTCTTAACGCAAGTAAGCAGGCTTGAGGCAGGTGTACATAGAGCGGTAGATCGCGGAGTATAGGCATGACTATGAGTGTAGTGTTCGGTATGCGCACTACCGTCTCTCCCGGCAAGGTCACACTACAAAGACCTTTAGAGCAAGTCGACGGGAGTCGAACCCGATTCCGCTTGCGAACGCAAGTGCGCAATCCGAAGCGCTCCGCTTGCACCGGCTCAAGGAGAGTATAGCATATGCCCGATAGCTTAAAACTGGATTGGAGCGTGACCGTCCCACCAACGGTCGAGCCTGTAAGTCTGTCTGATCTCAGATCGACCAACTCAGGCTCCTACCTGCGTGTGGATTTTACCGATGATGACTTTGTGCTCAACGGCCTAATCAGTCAGTGCCGGGTGATCGCGGAGCAAGTCACCGGAAAGGCGTTTGCGCCCCAAACCATTCAAGCTATGTGGACCATGCCTCAAATCAATGCAGGCTCTTTGTCAGGGGCAAAGTTGCTCTATGACCAGGACTTTTACCAGTACAACGAGAGCCTGGGGACGAATCCCTGGTCGCCAGCTCCCTTTGTGCTACCCATGCCACAACCACCTTTAACAGCGGTTTCGCTCTTTGAGTATCGTATCACGGCCTTCGCAGCATGGCAGACGTGGCCGCAATCGGTTTCAGGGATTGCGAATTATGTGGTGGATACCTTGCCGACGCCCGGTGTCGTGTACCTGCAATACCCGCCGCCAGCCTATCAGTACCGTTTGACCTATACCTGCGGCTATGCGGTGCTGCCGTTTGATTTGAAGTTGTCCCTCATGCAGTTCATTGCCTGGAAGTACGAGAACCGCATCGGGGAAGACATGCCTGCTGAGATACAAAATCAGTTCATGGGCAATAAAAGTTGGGTGTTGTGATGGATTACGAACAAGCAATTGATCTCATTAAAGCCCGCATAGAGTGGTATCGAGGCAAAGGCGATGAATCGGCTATCAAGGTGCTAGAAGTGCTCTTACAAGATTTCGCAACGTGGGAGGACATCTACCAGCATCAACTACGAGAAAAGGCGAGGAATGTGTGATGCCTAGTTTCGCCAGTCGCAAACTCGTTACAAGTCACGCATCAGGCCGTAAAGCCATTGTGCGTATCCAGCAACTGACGGGTGGCTCTACCGCGCAAGGCTTCACGGATGCCGGGACGTGGGCAGATGTACCAGGACTCAGTAATGTGCCTGTCACGTTTCGGACATGGAGTCCTTACGAGAAGATGCAGGCGGCGCAAGACTTTCCAGGGGTCGGCAGTCGGGCATACATGCGCTGGAGACGGGGCGTGAATATCCGCTCGAATATGCGGCTGGTGTACGGCAATCACATCTATCGCATCACAGAGGCGAGCAATTATGACGAGGCAAACACCGATATCATTCTCTACCTGGAAGAGTGGCAGCCAACAGGAACGACGAGGTGAAGCATGGCAACAGGATTCAATCATTTCGGTATCATTGCTGATGCCTTACCAATCGTACTTGGCGAGATCGTGAGTGAAACGGCGACTGACTGTCAGGGCAATATCAAGGGCTTTATTCGCTCTAATGGGCAGGTCAGGACTGGCTTTATGCTGGATAGCGTGCATGTTGAGGATGGCCCGAACGCACAAACGAAGTTCGTGATTGCGGGAGCGCCCTATTCTGTCTATCAGAATTACGGCACGCGATTCATTCCCGCCAGGCCATTTTGGGAACCAGGCATTGAGCAGACCCGCCCAGGCTTTGAAGCAAGGTGCAGTCAGATCGAAGCAAAGTTAAAGGCGGTATCAGGCGCATGAGTGAACAGACTTTACCCGATATCTGTTTCAGGGTAACGAGCTTTCCACCCTTTATGTTGGCTATAGCGTCCTTTAGCAACTTGCATAATCTGAAAAGAGTGAAGATGGTTTTCTCGACAAAACTTCTTAATACCAGTAACAAGATACTCAGTGCCATCAGGGGATGTGACGATAATCGTTTTCATTTGCGCTGTATAGGCAGCACTGATTTTGGCGCGGGTTTCTGCACTCACAGGATGCCCAAGCCTTGCGAGTCGATACTTTTCAATAGACTCCGAACTATGCTTTTTGCCTTTGTTTGCTTCTGCGAGTTTGCGCTTGTGATCTTCGCTCAATCTCTTACCCAGATTAGCCTGCCTGATTTTCCCTTTGGTTTTTGGAGAATGTCTCAGGCCCAATTGAGAACCTGCCTCACGAGCAATATTAAAGCCCTTGTTATCAAATGGCTTCAGCTTCTCAAACCAATATTGCTCACGAGCGGTCAAGGACATCGGCAAAACCAGTTCCAAGACTTCGAAGGTGAAAGTCGGTTCACCATACTTATTCCAGGCATTTTGCAGCTTTGGATTTTCGTGCGTATTGCGACGAAGTGCGTGGAGGTGGATGTTTTTGCGTTTGCACAAGTTTATGGCACTACCAATGTAGAACTTGCCAGTAACGATGCAAGTGATGCGGTAAATGCCCGATGTGGTAGGGAAAGAGGTCATGTACTAACTCCTTATGTTAGTGCCTTGTCTTCTCTGTTGCCAGAGCGTCAAGGTAACGCTCGTTCGGCTTGGATAGCTACTCCAAGCCTAGGCAACACCTCTATTATACCATTCTTTGGGAGGTGCTAATTGTCGGAAACCGCGCAAGCGTACAACTGGGTTAGTACGACGATGCAAGGGGATGTGCCCTTAATGGCCGCTGCTACAGGTGGCATCTATCGAGAATATGCGCCAGTGGATACGGTAGCACCGTTTGTCATCGTTCAACAGCAGGTTGCAACCGATGTGCTCACGGTGAACGGGATCAGGCTGTTTGTAAGTATTCTTTTACAGATAAAAGCTCTTGGACCTAGTGGGATAGGCGGGAACTATGGGGTGCTGGTCACGATTGCCGACCGTATAGATGCCTTGTTCAAAAGTGTGCGGAGCGTGGGACTTGGCACAGGCGGGATTCTCTGCTGCTATCGTGAGCAGAGTCTAGCGTATTCGGAACTTGTAAATTCGCAGCCTTGGTCACATTTGGGCGGGCTGTACCACATAGAACTACAAGGAGTGTGAAATTATGACTTTCACGCCTGAACGCAGCGTCATCAATCAAACTCTGCAATTCGGCCTTGAGTCAACGCCTGGGGTGAACGTCGCGGCCAATAAGAGTATTCAATGCTTTGCCATCGTCTTTGGGCCGATGGACGATGCCACCGAATTTTCAGCGACGGGTCGCAAATACCCTAGCATCGTGATTGAAAATAGCGAGTGGGTTGAGGGGACTTTGACCGGTTCACTTGACTATAACGGCATCGTCTATGCACTCTCAGGCGTGTGTGGCGCTGCCACCATCAGTGCTCATGGCGCGTCAGCAACAGCGAAAGACTGGCTGTTTGTGCCGCCACTGACAGGAAGTATACAGCCGCAAACCTATACCATCGAGCAAGGCGAAAACAATAGTTATGGCAACGCGATCTATAACCACAAGGTCAACTATGGCCTGATCTCTGAGTTTTCCTACAAGGGTGATCGTAAGACAGGCTTCACCGTAGGCGGCAAGGTGCTGGCGCAACAGTTACAACGCGCTATTACCATGACATCGACACCAACGACTGTGGCTATCCAGCCATCGGCAGGCAAGCACTTCAACATCTATCTTGACCCGACAAGTGCCGCACTTGGCACCACGCAACTGCTGAAAGTGCTCGATGTCGATTATGCCTTTACGGGGTTATATGGCATGTTCTTTCCCTTGAACCGCGCCAATCTTGGCTTTACGGGACACGTTGACCTTAACCCAGGTTGCACGATCAAGATGCTGCTAGAAGCCGATGCTATAGGCATGACGCCCCTCACGAACCTGCAAGCTGGCTCGACACAGTTCTTGCGTGTGCAAGGCCAGGGGGCGATCATCGACAACGTGCAGACCGTCACGATTGGCGGAGGGGCCACCGGTGGGACATTCACCCTTTCATATAAGGGGCAGACCACGGCGCTCATTACCTATAGCGCAGGACTGACTTCAGCAACGGTCAATACCGCTTTCCAGTTGCTCTCGACGGTCGGCTCAAACTGTACCGTCACAGGCAGTGCGGGCGGGCCGTACGTCTTCACCTTCTCTGGCGCGCTCGCCTCGGATATGTCAGCGGTCGGTGTGACGAACGTTGCCCTGACAGGTGGCACACCCACCGTTGCATCGGTAGCGTATGCCTATGCCACCTTCCAACATGACATGGCGGTGAAAGTCAAAAAGGGCAACCAGTTCGAGGATAAGGATGGGGTCTTTGCTGTACCGTGGGAGTTCACGATTGTCGAGGATGCGACCTGGGGCGCTGCGCAGAAGTTCCTAGTTACGACCCTCTTAACAGCATTGTAAGGAGCATACATGCCAATTACCGTCAACGAGATCGCAGACAATACCGCAACCGTCACGATGTTTTGGGGCGAGAACAGCGTCAATATCACCTACCGACCAGGGGTTGTGACGGAGAAGACCATCGCGCAAATGCTGGCCTTTGCCGATATGGATGAGTCAACCCTGATGGCACAGATGAGAGCATTCAATGAGTTACTGGCACACCTGATTAAGGAATGGGACGTGCTGGAAAATGATGTCATGTTCCCGCTCGAACCTGACCGTTTAGCGGAACTCTCATTCATGTTTCGCGCTAAGGTCATCCAGACCATTTTAGGGGATATCCGCCCGGAAGCGATGGCGCCTCAGATGAACGGCGCGCACTGAGGCGATGGTTAGCGACCGAGGGCAAATATGGCGAGCCGCCCGACGATTACGTGCTCTTCAAGGCAGCGGAATACATGCGTATCCCAACGCCCTCCATAGTGGATGTGCCGATGTGGTGGATTGATAAGGCCATCAATTACATGTCAGCAGAGGCTGAAGCACAGAAGATTTTAGCAGATAGGAAGTAACGAGGTGTTACTATCGCCATACAAGCGGCATTATTGCAAGCAGAGATTAGCGTTGTTGGGGCTGCTGAAGCTAAGGCAGCCTTGCAGGGCATTGGTCAGGAAGCGCAACAGACCGGCGAGAAAGCTAAAGAAGCGGGCGGCGGTCTTGGCGGCATGTTCAAGAACGCGCTGTCCTTTGCCGCTGGCGGCGCCATCTTCGCGGGCCTCGGCATCCTCTTTTTTTATATTGACGGGGTCTCCACCGAGAGTATGGACGCCCAGGCAGGACTGGCCCAAACCAACCAGGTACTTGCCTCAACGCATGGCATCGCAGGCGTGACCGCTAACGCCGTGCTCGACCTCGCTACGCAATACAGCCACCT